TTTCTCTCTCCTGGTGATTTACTTTTTATGCTGTTCAATTTGGTTTCGAGTGGCAGCAAGATCTGTGTCCATGCGGATTTGCTTGGATTCAATAATTGCTATTTTCTGGTTTACATTAGCGCTCTCTTTCGCAAGCGAATTGCTGCTTTGAAATAACCATCCTCCAAAAGCAAAAAAAAGCCCTATCGCAGACCCACCCATAAGCTTTGCAATTGTTAACCCTCCTTTGGCTTGATTCATGTCTGCCTGAAGCAAGTCAATATCACGGCGGTTTGCTACTACCTGAGACTGGTAATATTCATTTCGTTCAGTAAGGCGAATAACGTTGTTATTAACCTCCCCCATTTCTTGCCGGAGCTGATCAAGCTTTTTCTCGACTCTTACCCCATAAGTTTCGCTATCAGGCATATAGCCCCCTATTTTTTGGTAATAAAAAACCCTGATCTAATTGAAGATCAGGGTTGATGTAAGTCGGTTGGGTATATTTATAATCGGCAGTAATAAGATGAGTAGTGGTCAGGCATACACCCCCCTTATTTTTGACATTAAAAAACCCTGATCTAATTGAAGATCAGGGTCGGTGGTGATTTGTTGGGTGTTAAACAGGAAGCATATCACGTCTGTTTAAATGATTACTTAATGACTTTGCTAGAAACTCATTCTTACTGAAGAACACTCAATAAAAAAGCTCCGATAATTGGGAGCTTTACAGATAAATATTTCCAGACGTTTTCGGGGATGAATTTCATTTTAAGGTTTCCTCAAGTCTTGTGACTTTTTCTTTCATTAATGACTGTGTTTGATTGATTTGAATGATTGATGCGCTGACCCAAATACATGCAGCTATAATTGTTCCACCGCAAAGCCCGAGTAATCCCTTTAAAAAGCCAAGGCCGCCATCCTGAGTTGCAGACTTGTTTTCAAGGCCTGATACCTTTAATTCAAGTGAATCCAGTTCTTTTTGAATTTTGGCAATAAAAAAACCAGACACGAAGTCTGGCTAATTTCTTTAATGATTTTAAGATTGATATATTGCCTTCAGTAAAATACTACACCAAATGAAGTGTCTGTCGCTTTATCTAGGATTGTTATAATTAGTCTCGACTTAATCCATACTTTGCTAAAATCTCATCGTAAGTGCCGTACTTGTCCTCGTCAAATGGATTGCCGTTATCTCTATACTCTGCAATGCACTGAGTTACGAGACTCAATAACATGCTAGAGCCAAAAACCAGACCATCATTATATAACCCTTCACCTGCAGGTCTACCCTTATAGTTTTTAGCAATTTCTATAAGTCCGCCCGTAGTACCTAACATGTAAGCATAACCTGCCGCTACGTTCGCTCTTGAGCTATACGTAAATCTTGCTATCTTGTCTAGCGTCGGTGCTTCCTCATCTACTTTTACTATCTCGGGATATAGCGTTGTTACTGCCCTAGTTACTACTGACTTATACCCACCATACTCCCCAATAGATGTCCATAAGCCACTACCTAAATCACCGGCAAAGTTAGAGTGCATATCTAAAAACACATGAGGTTTAAATTTCTCAGCAACTTTTTTAACGTTCCGCATTTCTTGGGTTGCAAAGGGCGTATCGCCGTTTGGTATACTCCCCTCAACCTTTGTCCACAAGAATGGAAAGTCGCCATTAGTATTAATCCCCTCAGAGGTCATACGATAAGAGCCACCAGGTACGTCTGAATAAGTAAAGCCCCAAGGGTGAGCGTAAGGCATTACCACAAACTCAACCTCAAAACGCAAAGCAGCTAGAGCAGGACTGTCTCTCCAGCTTCTGCACATTTCTCGCATAGCAAGGTATGGATATAACTGGTTCATCTGCTCGATATGGAACGCAACAAGCATAACCCTAGGTCTTACTACAGTATCATTGTTTGAATCGCTATTTGTAATCTTTAGGGGATTAAAGTGATAGCTATGAACCTCATATTCTCCCGATGAGTCATAACCAACAAGCTCTTTTGTTATGTAGTCAGGGAACTCGTCTGCTAGGTCACCCCACCAAGTTAGCATATCCTCGTAGGTAACACTCGTACTCGGGCTTCCTTCAAATATTCTTCTCTCATCTTCTCTTGTGTAGCTGTCAGAGAAACTAAGTACCGCAGGGGTATGAATATCTCCCGTGAAGTGGAGGAGGTCACCTTTTCGTGCAGTACCCTGTCCTAAGGTGTCGGGTAAGTACTCATGTTTTATCTTACGGGAATAAGGCACATACTCTTTACCAATATCACCCTTATAGAACATTCTCTGCCTTGAAATAGAGGAGGAACGACAACTAAGTCTTGCAAACGCAGCATTTTCAGGAGCAGTCAATGACACCTGATGAGGTTCTGACGATAACTCTAGGGTCATTACTTTGATTATATAATTTTTATTCTCATCATAAAAGGCAACAGAGCTTATGTAACGGGTAGCAGAAGCTTGCTGAGAAGCTGTATAAATTTCGCCTCCCTCTACGGGTATGAAATCAGATACATGGAATAACTCATTGGGGTTAAGCTCGCCGCCAGTATCAGATAAAGAAAAACCTTCTACTACTGTCTCGGGGTCGTATAAGTTGTATGTTCTCTCAAATAAGTCGCTATTTATCTTAGCAGCCTCATTTCTTGATATTTCTTCCACTGCTAATTTAGTAGCGCCCTCAATAGGGATGTTTCTCGGGTGGCTATCTACGTAAGGTAAATATGCTTTCACATCAGTACCTTTATATATCATTCTATTTTCTTCAGAAGCAACGCCTGCTACAGTTACACGTATGTAGTGCGTATCACTATCTATACTAAGTATATATGGTGAATTCCGTTGACTCTCTGACAATAAAGTTCTACTGATAAATGATTTGTCTTCCCTATAAAAAGCTACGTTACGGAAAGCCTCAGACCCTTCTTTGGCTGTTAACGTGTACTTGGCATTAGGCACGACCTTTATATAGTCTGACGCATACCATCCAACCCACCGTGAGTCCTGACCATCTTCTCCGCTGACAAGCATATCTCTTGTAGCGGTGGCAGGGTTAAATAAATTATAGCTCGTAACAAATAACTCACTCACTTTATCGTCAATAGCGCCCTCAACTTTATTATCAGTATAGGTCTTGGCTAACGCCGTAGGGTCATAAGCACTCTTTGTCAGTGTTGTACCGTTCCATTGGTATGTACCGTTGTTTGATGAAGTGGGATCGTTGGTGACCTCAACAATAGTATTAGCCGGGAGTGTTCCTTGTGCCGCCTGAGCAAGTGCAAGAGTTGTATAACCTTTATGCCCTCCAGTAAAAGATGCAACAACGCTATCTACTTCAGATTTAGTGTACGTGGTTGCTTGATCTGCTTTTTGCCCTAGAGCTGCATCTACTTCAGTTTTATGGTAGGTGGTTTGCCGATCAGCCTTCAAATCAAGCTGCTCATCTATATATTGCTGATCTGCTTTTAAATCGATATTTTCACGCTCTTGCACTAAAGCTTCCAGAATTTCTTCAAGATGCGTTTGAATGCTTTTCCCATCCCGGGCAAAGACTACGCCAGCAATTACACCCTGAAAAATATTAGGATGAGTTGCAGCATTTAGTGTATCTGTATAGCCTTTTAGTGCATCAAATATCTGCTTTTCACGCACCTGTGCCAATTCGTCATAATTAAAATCATGAGTCCGGCGCCATTCAATCTCAGATTTGATACGCGCTAAAATTTTTGCATCAACTAAGTTTTGTTCTTGTAGTACATGCCACAGCTTGTCTAAGTCCCAGTTCAAAGCTGCAGGATTAAATGAGTTATCATAACGAGAGTAATTGGTTTCACGTTCAAGATCAGTATCACGTGCAAGCGTAATAATTGTTCCAGCTTCTGGCTTTACTGCAAACACAACATCTTTATCTTGAACTGTAAAAGCGCCTACTCGCGGTATTTCATTATTTACCGTGACAACCAAAAAACGCTCATCTGAAAGATCAAACGTAATATTAAAATGATCAGTGGCACCATTGGCCACATAGCTTACGATTGGTAATTGCTCAGGCACTGCCATGATTCACCCCTAATATTCTTCAAAGTCCAAGGCAGCATCAGTAACGCCACCATCTGTTCTCCAATTAAGGGACTCATTAGGCTCAAGTCCGTTGTGTATTTTTCCTACACGTTCAGGAGAATCGGTGATTGCTCCTGCTAATGAGTCAAGTTCATCATCTGGCTGGTTTGTAATGGCTGGATTAAACATTCTCATTTTTTTATAAGTTGGTGACGAATTTTCACCTTCTTCTGGCGTATCAACAACAGAAGTGTGTACCCACAATAAGCCTGATAGTAATGGCCCTTCAATGGCCTCAAGAATACGTTTATTTTTTGCAATAGAGTGATGCACTTCGGCTACACCACAGCGAATACGGCGCTTTTTCAGTGCACCTTTTAATGCTGATGGTGCAAATGTTCCTGGACCATTCGTTTCAATTGTTATTCTTGGAACATTAAATTCTTCAATAAGATCGCATAGCTGCCAAACTTGTCCACCTACAATATTACCCTGCCCATCATGTTCACTTACCTCGCCTGCAAGAGCTAATGAACGATGCCAATATTTAGTGCCAAAGTCGTCATGAAGCACTAGTGCAACATTGGAAATATCAGATTTCGTCTTTCCAGAGGATGGATCCCAGCGCATTGTCATACCAACAATTTGACGCTCCCCTAGCATCATAATGTAACTGCCATTAGCACGGCGTAATACTGGCTCGCAGTCGTAAGGGATCATTTTGTCGGGGTCTAGGCGAACATTAGTGATTGGTTTGGCATGAAGTTGATACTGTGAATCCCATGCGTTGAGCGTACGACACTTTTTTCGCCTTTTAGTCATCTCTTGCTTGGTAAATCGTTCTGGCCATAAAGCATCTGCATAAAGGTCAACCACACCAAATTTTTCATTAATCTTTATGTGATATAGCTTATTGATCTTAGACACTGTGAAATCCACTCCTTCTTCCAAGCAGCGACTGAATTTGTGGATTCCAGAAAATACATATTCAGGATAAAAATCTAAAAGCGCTTCTTGAGTATCTCGAATGCGTCTTTCCTTAGAAAACATTCGCCGTATAAAACAGTTTGCCTTAGATTCCTGCATTTCTTTGTATATTGAGTCGTGACTATGCGGAGTACCAATAAACAGAGTAGTGCCCCCGGGTACCAAGATAAAAGGTTGCTCTTGCAGTCTAAATTTTAATTTTTCAATATTTTCAGGTGTATTAACATTGCTTGGTACTTCTACATCGTCATTTTGAATATGGGTAGCGCGCTGTCCAGTTACGGTAGAAAGGATGCCACGAGCATACATTGAGCCGTATCTGGTATCATTTGCTCCTTCTACCCACCATCGACGTATTCCCCCATCACGTTTTTTAGTACCTGTGGCTTGACACAGAGGATGGTTTTCCAATACATACTGAACACCATTTGAGCATTTTTCCGCATCTGGATCATTTGCTCCTTGGTGAAGGATTAGATCATCTTTATCCCGGTAATAGCGCCAAGCATTGAAAACAACCACAATACCTGATTTGTTATGACCACGTGGCAACATGAGAAGGTTGTCAACTTCCTCAGATAAATTTTCCATCCAGTCACATACTTCTATATGAAAAAGAGGCGTTTTCCTCTTCAGGTACTTATCCCAAAGTATATAAAACTCAGCAAATGAAGCCTTTTGCATTAGCTCAGCCTCTTGGATCGTACTTCTTCTACAGCTTTCTTGGCACTTTCAATAAGATTTTCTTCATGTTTTTTCTGAGTTGCTTCTGTGGAACTGCTTGGTGGTATATCCCCTCGACGGTACGCTAAAACTTGCTCTACTTTTGTGATAGCAGATGCACACTGATTTAAACCTTTATACAGCCAGACCTTATTGCCACGATCTTCCGGAGTGTCAAATCCGCAATCAGATGCTGCATATGCAATCTTGATCAGGTCGTCTGTCATTTTCTCTGACAAATCCTCAAGTTCTATAATTTGATCATCACGCATAAAAAATCCCCCGTATATAGCTGTTATAGGGGGGATTAAAATCAGGTTTGTTGGGTGTATTTACTCTCTAGCTTTGTAAAAATTATATGTCCATACGGCTAAGCCAATACCAGCTACTAAGTCAATGATTGCCCAAAACTCTTTTGGGAATACGATCTTTAAAAATGGATTAAAGACTATTGCAGCAAAACCTAGAAAAAATGGGATAATTTTTTGTTGATTATTAAAAGATATGAAGCATGCTATTGCAAAGGCAAAAAATGCTATGAATCGTAGCAACTGATAATAACCATAAGGTAATGGTAAGACTCCTAAAGCGACCACTAGAGCTGCCACATAAAATAAGTGATGCTGTTTCATGGTTTATCGCTTTCCAAATAAGACAGACCCTATTGTTAATATTATTACTATGATAAATGGCCAAAGATAAAGAGCAAGGGAAGCAAACCAACCCCATCCCCATCCTTCATGTGCACCATAAACTCCCAATATAGTTCCCAATACTGGAATACCACATGTAATCAAAGCAGCAATAAATGCAAGAAAACCATTCCAGTCCCACACATTCGAAAATAATGTATAAATACCAAAGAACTGTAAAGCTGATACCACCCAATGAGCGATAAACATTAGTCCTGTAGCCCCACCTGCAACTATATTTTTCATTGTATTATTCTCTCAAAATTTGGCGTCTGAATTTCGCCTAAGTCATCGCCCCAGTATCGGGTACGGTCTTGTTCTCTCTCGGCCTTCCTTAGTAGTTTTTCACGGTAGCCTGGAGCAATCATATCCTGCATTTCATCAAAAATTAAGCGATTCGTTGCCGCTTTTGTATACCAGAGGTTCTGGGCAGGAATTTTATTCTTAACAAGTTTATAAGCCTCATTCGCTGCATTTGTATCCTTTCCCTCATAATATTGCGTCAGATTACCCACTGTTAAGCCAAGAATGGACTTAACATCTGAGCCAAACGGCCCTATAAGAAAGTCAGAAGAACTGCGACCACTGGTATCTGTACCTGCTACCAGAATATCACCAAGAATAGATAAACCTCCACCCTGAATAGCTGATCTGGTCAGAAAATTAATACTTTTTTGTGGATCTTCACTATCAAACATAGTTTGCGGATCGTTACCATTCGCCAATTCTTTTAACTGCACCACCAGCGCGCCGAGCATTGTTGTGATAGCAAAAAGTGATATGCCATAAGATGCCTTAGAAATACCTTTTTCGAATGACATGGCGCGGCTGCCATGACGCATAAGAAATGAGGCTGGGAATGATTTGAACTGCATCATACTTTTAAGTATTTCACCAACTATAGTTCCTTTCTTTTGACCTGCTGACATGAACGTGCGCTCACGCAATCCTGCTTCGACTACTGCCATGCCTTGCTCATCCAGTAAGTGAGCCTGAAATTGTGAAGCTATCTCATCTCTTACACGCGAGGGGTCGCCGAATGCTAAAAGCTTTTCATCCGGAATTTCATAGATAGAGCGTGCTGACATTAATTGATTGCCCTTGCGATCTACTACAGGATCAGCTAGGCGCATGACTTCCCATGCACGTTCTGATAATCCGGTTTTCTCCATAAGTTCACGATCATCAATGCTTAAATCTTGCCAAGCTTTAGATCGAGATAGACGGCCGTATTTATCCATTAGCATTTTAGTAAAACCAACCTTGGAGGCTGATGTAAGTGCATTAAGACCAGAAACTCGCATTACCTGAGTAGCGACAGCACTTGAAACACGCGCTAATTTTTGAGATTTACCACTAACTGAAGTAAGGCCATCATCAGAGAAACGGGCAATAGAACCCAACATTTCTTCTGTAGCCAGTCCGAGAGAATGAGCCAGCTCCCGATCGGCTTTATTGGCTGGATTCAATTGGGATAACAGCTCGCCAAATGTTCTGCGATAAGTGATATTGTGAATTGAGGCTGTTTTGGCAATCATTGCCTGATCTGTTATAGATGATAAGGTTGTGCCGCCCAACATGCTCGCCACGTTCATTGATCTGTAGGCCAAGCCAAGGTTTGCTAACACTTCCGATTGTGGTGTGTTCTGACCTGTAAATTCATCAAACATCGTTTGTGCGCGTTTACGGGATTTGTGGGTAGTATCTACGTCTATTCCATTCAGCCAGTCTTTTTTCTCGGCTGCATCCATCAATATACGCATTGCATTTTTTGGATTACTTCCTAGGTTTTCAGCAAGTGCAATATCTTTCGAGAGGCCATTTATATGAGCTTCAACCAGATCAACAAAAGGCATCCCTCCAAAATCCGCTTGATAGTCAAGCCATGCATCAGCACTTTTAAAGTGCAGTACCCGTGATTCAGAATGTCTGCTGGTAATCTTGGAGTTACCACCAAATGACTGTCTGCCTATTTCGGTTTTATTGGCACCGTTACTACTTAATGTGTCGAAGGCATATTCTAGTACTACCCTGATTTCTTGTTGTGAATAGTATGTGCCGTCCTCATGAACATATTTTGAGGTATCAATTAAGGTTTCAGCTTTTTCAACCCAAGTTTGCTTCCCTGCCTTTACGATTTTGGCTAAATCATGTGTTTGCGGTAGCCCCCAATCATCCAGTTTTCCAACATCACCCCCAGAGCGGTTAAATCGTTCGCGCATGTTTTCAAAAACTTCGCCCATTTTGTCTGAAATTTTCTTGGCTACCGGATCGCCCGTATTCACCCCGAAACGTTCACGCACGATATTTTGAACCATTTCTTTATTTGTGAAGACACCCAAACCATCTTTGATATTTGTATAAAAGTCTACTAAATCGCCCCGATAAATTGAGGCAATTGCTCGTGCTTTAGAATCAATAGACTGTATGCCGGACATATCACCATGAGCAGCAACTAGTCGATCCAGAACTTCGCTAGCTGTAAGAGTGGAATGATCCAAAAGAGCTAAGTTTTTGCTCTGGGTTAAAATATCCTGAGCAGCAATTTTATGCTTTCGCTTCAATTGCTTTTGAATGTCCTGTGCAACGAATTTACCAGCTTCAGCCAGCTTGTCAGCATCCGATAAATTACGCCATTTATTCACATCCTGTTTTGCAAGAGACTTCATGGCTTCTTTAATTCGCTGTTCAATCTGCCGAGCTTCTTGCTGATTTAACTCATCCTTGCCGAGCGCTTTAGCTACGGCGGCCTTGCATTGGTCTTTCATAATAAAAATGCCCTGATAATTTTTATCATCTGAGCATTAAGCAGAGTTTAGTTTGTTGGGTAAAAAATTACTCAATGTACTTATTCTGATCCCTTTCCATGTCATGTATGCGCTCAAGAAGATGATCGCGCTGTTCTTTTTCAAAACGAAAAGCATCTTCAATATCGGCAAACTTTTTTTGATAAACTTCAAAATTATACTGATTAATACCCCTTAGCTCTTTAACTTCTCCATTCAGTTTAGTAACCCAAAAAATTAGTATTAAGGACGTAACAAAAAGAACAGCGAACATAAACACCCCTGATTATTATAAAAGCACATTATATAAACAGATTACTCGCCAAACTGTAAAGCACAACTAATTGCTGTCTGAGTTGCCAAAGTATCTAAATCAGCTTGCTTTGCTTCAGCTTCCAACTCATCCAGACGCTCGCGCAAGGTCATGGTAATTTCCTCAATTTCTCCATCTGGTCGCATACGGCTAACTGAAATTTCCTGATCGGGATTATTAAAGATAATATCCAGAGCAGCCTTTTCTTCTGGACCATCACCAAACAGTAAGCCCTGACGCGGATCGCCCAAAGCTTCGATTTCCTCAATCCGTGATTGAATGTTTTCTCCAATGGCTTTAGCACTACGCTTATTCTGATCAAAGACATTCAGGAACTCACGTGCACCAGGTGCAAGCCCGTCATCGATGAGCTGCCCTTGGTTTAAATAATCCGGTACATTCTGGCCGCTGGCTTTTAAATCACTCAGCTTTTGTGCCGCTTGTGCCAAGTCTTGAGCAATAGTATTTTGATGCCGGCCACCTTGTTTAACCAGATCACTAAGCTGTGCTAATTGTGGTGCGACACGAAGCAGAGCATTTAAAACGCTCTTACTATCATCATCCAGATTTTCAGCAAGGCGTGTTACAAGACTAGAGTCACCATAGGTACGTTGCACCATAACGGATTCAATCCGGCGCTTACCTTTTTGCGATAAACGTCCTTCTGATGTCATTACACTGGCACGTTCTGATTGTGGCAACTGATTAACGAAGTTCCGCACAAAATCCATTGAGCCATCTAAATTGATCGTCCCATCATTATTGATTTTAAGAAGTGATGCATCAGGTAGCCGATCTACATCAGAAACTGCGCGCTCAGATGCGCTGAATTGAGCCACATCAGATTCATTGGCTAATCTGGCAAGCTCTACCCGGTCAGTATCAGTTAAGCGTGTACGTACTAAAACAGGGCTATTTATACCCGATATATCCATACCACGTTCATTAGCCCAATTCTGAACAAAATCACGATATGCATCAGCACGTCCAGATTCATAAGCCTTACCTATTGCTAACGTCCGGCCATTGCCTGATTCCACTACATTGTCCATGCCAATAATTGGTGCACCATCACTCAATTTATAAGACTCGCCCACCAGCTCAGGTTTTAAGTCATTAGCCATATTTTCAATCTGCTGTCGCGAAGCAGCACGGGTACGGTCACGAGGCTGTAGCTCTGAAGGATAAGCCGGATTTACTCCATATAGTGCGTCATTTGATGTAATTAACTCATTCAGGTCACGGACTTCATAAGCCACATCGTAGCTTGAACCATCCATACCATAAGCTGTGCTGGTACCAGATCCGCCGTAACGCGCACTAAGCGCATTCCATTTGTTACGCCATTTACTGATTGCCTGACCAACGGTTAAGCCTTTCATGCCGTTGTTGTTCACAATTGCATTGGCATCCTTTGGATTGTATTCACGGACTACATCAATCAATGGTCTGTTCGGATCAGCCTTTAATACTTTGACTGCACCGCCCGGACCAAGCAAGTGACCAAGATATTGTTCATGCGCTACCGGAGGTCTGCCTAGATTCTTGCTGATGTAATTATCAACCATCTTGATATGCTTTAAACCAATGCGAATCTGTTCATTCACATCGTTACGATTGCCACCACCTAACTGCTTCCAAGTCTTGCCCAATACCTGAAAAACACCATGAGCAGTAGATGTCGGATTTTTAGCTGACGGATTAAATCTTCCGCTTGTTTCAAGGTGGCTAATCGTTAAAGCGACAGAAGGGTCTATACCTTCCTGCTGTGCACGTTTGGCAATATTTTTACCTTGGCCAGGTAGAGACATAGTTTCATAATTAATTGATCTTTGCTTCTCATCACCATGTACTGAGTGGACCACATTCACAGGCCGGCCTGCCCTAATACTTTCTGTGGCATCATTTAGATTTTTTAAGTGGTTATTGTGTTGAATTGGATTGCTTGGCTTAACTGATGTAGATGTATCATCAAGCTGCATGCGATTAACTTCAAGTACAGCTTCAATCTGTGTGTTTCGAGCTTCGATTTGATCTACATCAAGACTTGATAACTCTGTCTCTACATCAGTATTTAAACGGCCCTGCATGTACCGGCCGGCACCAAACAACAAGCCATTTAAAAGAACTTCAGTACCGATACTTTCAGGCGTAACTTCATATTTTTTAGCCTGCTTTTCATATCCTTCCGATTCAAGAATCTCACCAGATAAAGCTTGTCCACCGGTAGAGACTGCTGTGGCACCACCGACTGAAATGACCGCATCTTTAACCAGACCACCCTTACCCTTAAGACTGAATGACAAGGGAAAAGCAGTGGATATACCAGCCACAGTTCCATCTATTGCAGCAGTTTTAAGTGCTGTATCAGAATCAACACCTTGGTCCACCAGATCCTTATAGTTGTAATCAGTTTCAGAAAGCCCGGTTACCAGTGCTGCTCCTGCCGTTCCGCCTCCTAAACTACCAACAACTGCACGTGTGGCATAATCACCTAAAGCAAAGCCGATATTGCCAACTATGCCTGTATTTTCCTTATCTTCTAATGCCTTTACACCTTCAAGAATCAGTGAATTCCGGGCATCTTCCTTCTCGTCCTTAAACTCCTGATAAGGCTCTATAAAGTCATCATTAGATAAATCCTTTATCGTATATTCCAGGCGGTCAGCTATGGCGGTAATAGGTTTGGTAATGGTATCAGCCGCCTTTGCAAAGCCTGCACCTGTTCCGCGTAATGGCGCTGTAATTGCACCACTAAATGCCCCGGGTGCTTCTTTAGGTGTGGTGTCCTTATGCTGCAATCCTTTTGCATTAAGCTCATCAATCTGACGCTGATCTTCACCTGAATATTCTGACAACCAGTTACTCATTTTTTAATTCCCTCCGGCATAGTCCCGTTATAGAGTGCGGTGCCACGTTCATTGATCAGGTCATAAGTAATAGATCCTGTTTTTGGATTGGGCTCACCACGACGTAAGCGTAATGAACGTAATTCAGATTCAGGCACACCGTGTTTTTTGGAAAGCCCTTGATAAATCCCTTCAAGGTGCGCTTCAAAACGGCTGTCACTCATTCCGTAAGGCTTTGATACTTTCCAGTCACGAATATCGCCGCCTGTATAACTTTTGAAGTTGCCTTGAGAGTAAGTACCGCCAGTCGCCATGCTTAAAGCGGTTTTACTAATGCTGCCGTTAATATCGTCCTTGTCTTTGTGTTGATAAGCTTCACGCTCAGTTAGATGTGCGTAGATTGACTTGTAAGCCGCAAAGGTCATATTTGCTGTTGAGCCACTAGCGGACTGGCCCACGTATTCATTAAATTGCTGTTTTAACAGATCATCTTTAGGCATGATCATCTGCTTATTTTTCAGTGCTTGGGTACCGCTAATAATTGCTGCTGAAACATCCTCACCTTTTTGCGACCGGAAATTATTCATTCTGGCCACGCCTGCCATAACATAAGACATATCGCCACCACCAAGCTGGCCAAGCACTGAACCCCATATTTTGGGCCCATCTTTAATGCCTCGGCTTTCACTGATCAGGCTGCCAATAAAATCTAACTTTTGATTAACTGGCATTGCATCAAAAGAATCTTTAAGTCCATTAACTTCTGCTGGACTAATCGGTTTAAGTACCGCGTTTGGGTCTTTCTTTTTCTGGGCAATTTGATAGGAACCAATCTCTACAAGTTTTTTGGCTGCCGAAGCTGGCGCCAGTTTCATTTCAGCAGGATCAAGATCAGGCAACTGAATGCCACGTTCACGCAATCCCAGATTTGGATCATCTTTTAAGGTGCTCATACGATCACTATAGATACGCTCATAAGCACTCATTATCTTGTTCTCTGCAACCGGGTCAGCGGATGGACTGTTAGCAATTTGAGCTTTCATGTCACTGATCCTTCTAGCTTGCTCTGCTGAGCTAAGCTTAGAAAAGCTTTGAAAGTTATCTGACTGCTTGAGATAGAACTCATACTCGCCCTGCATTGATGTGCCAGATACCAATGCACCAACATTTTCTATATAGGACTTGTCCAGCTCTCGACCGGTTAAGACATTGCTGACAAAATTATTCAGATTTTTTTCAGCCTCGGTCTCACGCTTTTTCTGTTCAATTTCCTGACGATCCTGGATTGTGCGTAGACGACTTAATGCAGATGCTTTATTTTTCTGAATGGTCGGCCCATCCAGATATCCATATTTACCGCTATCCAGATCAGTAACCAGTGCCTGCAAGGCTTCAGTATTCGAACTATCAACTGCGGCTGTTACGCGCTGGTCAATATCCATCTGATCCGAGGTAACATCAAGGTTGTAAAGTAAATCTGCCTTGGCAGTTTGTGAGATATTTAATGCTGCAAGATTTTCCTGTAAATATTGCTTGCGAGCTCCAGGTGCCAATCGGGTAGATATTTGAAAAAAGCGTTCTGCCAATTGGCTATCTTTCTGTTTGTCAACTTTTAACTGTAGTGGGAGAAAGTTAGAGCGCTGCTTGTTGACTGAACTATTCCAGTATTGCTGGAACTGCTCACGGGCATGAACAGGCAGATCATTTTCCATCTGCTTAAACTGCTCAGCGGACCACGTTTGTAATTCTGTATCAGCATCTTGTGCTTTTCGCACACCATTAGCCACGTCATTACGCAACAAAGTTACTTTTTCTGCGAAGCCTGTAGACAATACATCATCGACTTTTGCCTTGGCTTCTTTTTCTGCCAGATCGTTGTTATAAAGCTCAACACGTTTAGCACTAACCTCCTGTTCCTGTCGCTGTGCTTCGCGTTGTTCTAATGCGCCACCAATTGCATCACCCATGCGACTCACGCCTGTCAGCGGCACTTGCCGTGCCATCGGTGCATCAGGAATAATACGACCTTGTGAACGTGGGATAATCGCCATTATTTCCATCCTCCACTGAGCTGACCAACAGCGTTAAATAAATCGCTCGTGGCTTCCATACCATAGTTATTACGCTGCATTTTGCCTTCACGTCGAATCCTTTCAGCTTGGTAACCTGCGCCTCTCTTGGTCATTTCAGCATTATACTCAGCATCTAAAAGGTGCTCATTTTCAATAAGAGCTGCTGCACCCACATCTACATCAAGACCATTTTCTGCAGCAACTGCTCGTGCACTTGACGCATTCCTTTTGCCATCTTCTTTAATCTTTGAAGCCTGAAGATTGGCGACTGAACGTACTGTTTTAGCATTACCTTTTGAAACGGCATCTGCTGTCACGGCATTGCTATAGCCCTGCAATGCTTTAAAGCTTGAAGATATTCCTCCTCCACTACACATGGTTAATCTCCTTCTCTAAAACATAGCCAGTTAGTTTTAATCCAAGATGCTCATAAAACTGAACGGTTTTATCTGCGTGGATTCCCGACATGGTGCCAAGCTGAATGCGGTTCACACCCTGAGCTTTAGCCCATTCAATGTAATGCTGTACCAGTTTCGCAGCAGCACCAGATTTACGGTACTCCGGCAAGACATATACACCATGTTCAAAAGCCAGAACATGACCGGTGCGCCAGCAAAGCCCAGTCTCGCCAATTAATGCACCAATGGGATTGTGTGACGTGTCGTACACTAGAAAAACAGATTGCAGGTATTCAATAAGGTGGCTCAGAAAGGCTCTGACTGTGGGTTCATGGAGGCCCTGCTTACTAAAATTTGGTGACTCTTGGGTGAGACGCTTGCCAAAATCGACAAGCGTCTCCAAGTCCGCTATTGACGCTGCTCTTACTTCAAACATTCTATTTCTCATTCATTGACATTCGGATAGAAATAGATTGCAGGTGAAATGGCTGGGGTTTGTTGTGTGTTATTTTTAGCTGCAACTCGTAGAGTGACTGCCATCCCATCTGGTTTTCAAAGGCATAGCCCGTATATGGCTTATTGTTAAATGCACTTTGGCTATATGTTTTTGTTGAAAGCTCCTTACCATTTACTGCACCACCAATTGATTCATTTAGATAAATTGCTACCTCATGAATAGTGACCTTGTTAAACATGGAGGTAGATGGTACCTGGCTATAATCTGGTGGAAGAAAGTCAATTTCAAACGTGAAAGGCTGGCCAATCGATATAACCTGATTCAACTCAGGATCGTTTAAATTAATTGTGGTGCCAGAACTGGAATACTCTGAATAAAAATATCCATAATCATTGGAAAAGTTCACCAAAGCATTATTAATAATATTGAGCGGCAAGTTGGTTATTGAGCCTTTACCCTGACTCACTAAAATATCCAGCTCGCAGTCACTTTGTGCGGTTTCTTTTAGCTCCTCGAGCACGCTATTTTCATTCCGCTGCGAAAGGATGAAACATTGATCCTCACCCAATCCCGTTGGTAAAGAACACATAGACAAGACATTGCAACCGAAATCATGTTGCGCCCAAGCATTCATACTTTGCTCGCGGTTCAATGTAATACTCGCAACTTTCCCATCATTCAAAACAATCCAGACCACACTGTTAGGGGTCTGCTGATAAGCCATTTCCTTGATTCCGCCGTGATTTTCAGTGATGTGACGAGCAATAACAGAGAGTTCAGGAGACACCAGACCATCAGATTGAAAGTCATACGCTAAAGCTCGCAACCACTCACCACCACGCTGAACAAACAGCAACTCATTACCCACCATGATTGGCCTTACGTCTTTCTGGGCACCATGGCTAGTATGCTGATCGATCTGTGCCGAGGCTGGTGTTAGGGCCCCAGATGATTTGACCATAAACTCGGAACCGCCAGTTAGAGCAACAACCCCACCACGCTGCGCCAGATGCAAAATATTGTCAGACTGTGTAGAGCTTGAGGCTATACTGAATGCATCAGCGTCTAGCGTTGTTTCAAGATAATTCCCATCATCCGCAATTCGGCTAAACCACATCTGGTTAGGGCTGGCTTTCGTATTGGCAAATACCAAACGTTGTTTAAAAAAGCAGACTGTACGCGGATAGCCGTTTTTATCACTAAAAGCCAATGAGCTTAACGTCCAAGATTTGGCAATAGCTTGTACTTCGGCATTCAGCTTCACCATTACCTCACCAAGTGCCCCCGTTGGAGAAACAATTGAAGTGATTTTGACTTGGCCACCGTTGATATTTACGATCGCACCAACGTGAGAATCATTAAATACAGCCGCATCGCCTGCTGTGACAACCTCCCAATCTGTACTATCAGCAACTGGGGTCTTGCCCTTGTTATCAGTTATAGCGCGCCATGTTTTTCCAGAATAAATAACACGCTCACCAATGATGTAATTTTCATTAGTATTCCAGTTCGGGAAGGCAGATGAGTTTAATGCGATGGTCTTACCTACCTCTGTACCTGTTGGAGTAAGCGCCACATTAGGACTGGTACCCAGATCATCATTTGGATGAACACTAAACGTGAATGGTGCAAACTGCCAGTTCGAGAAGTCTGCAGAAGATACAAAGCGGTGAACAGGTGTATCGCCCTGAACGAAGAACATGCGGTACTTTGTATGAGCTACCTGTATTTCGCTTACTTTCTTTTCGGTGTCGTACGGTGTTGTGGTTTCCCATACAATCACCTGTGTTCTAGGGTTATATACCTTTAAAATACCCACCCCCAAGAGGAGTAAATAGGCATTTTCAGAGTTTGAGCTAAACGGAATGATTCGCTGAATACCGGGCATAAGTGCTCTAAACTTCGTACCTGGTCTTTTTTTGGCTCCACCCTCCACCAATGGCAAGGCATTCAGTAATTTCTTTGCGCCGTTGCCATATTGCTGAACATCTGTTCTGGTCCATAAAAGTGGGCTAAGCTCGCCACTACTAAGATTATTTTTTAGTGTCCACATTCTCATTAGTAGCGACTCCCGATGTAATAAGAATCCGCGTATTGCATATCTTGGCTTGGGCGTTCTTGAGCGTTAATAGCGCGTGCACGTTTGAGCAATTCCACTAATTCAGCTTTGGCGCTCTCCCCGGATGCATCACTTCCTGTGACCGGTTTTGATAGTCTTGCTGCAAGTTTTAGGCTCAATGCTTCACACAGCATCGGGTCCCAAGTCTCCTCGTTATCATTGTCAAAGATGTACTCAAGGTAGATCTGCTGCTGATTAGCCAGAATGTAGCGATTCTCGACCTCATACTGTTCTGTGTTGGCGCTAATGATCCGGATATAATCACGCGGCAAGGGAAAAGCTCGCGCATAACCGAAAGTGGGATAGGTGCTTACTGGTGATAGAATTGCTCTTTTCTTTGCACACGACCAGGGATGATCGCGCAATAAGGAAAGACGAGACTGATCGTACAAAGCGCGGCATCGCTCGGCATTAGGTGAATCTTCTTCAAAACTTGCAATACCGCTAGCGCCTATCGCACCAAAGGCAGCATTACATATATCAACTTTTGTAGAGAACATGAAAAAGCCCCGATAACTTTTAAGTCTCCTTATAGTTACCGAGGCTTGGGTTAAGTTGGTTGGGTGTTAAAACTGCTTATCTATCGAATCTTGGTAAAGCTTTTCTTTCAGCAAATAACCTTCAAGCATCCAGATTTTATTGCGCGCATTTTCATAGGCAATTTTCTGTCCGATCAGCTTGTCAAAGTTTTCAGGACTTGCACACGCTGATTCACCTGTAACAGTGAATCCATTTTTAAGGACCAAAACACAGAAAGTAAGCGTATCAAGAGCTTCAGCTTTTTTGATAGCTTCTGGCATATCCTTGCTGTAATACACACCTACAGCTTCACCAGCAATAAAATAATGCTCACTTACAATTATTGCATCAATATCAGCAGGCGTTAAACGTGGAGCATTTAAGCCTTTTTCTTGGATCTCTTGTTCGATTTGCTGTTCTGAATTGCTCATTTCATAATTCCTTTCGCTACGTTTTCTTGGTCTAAAAAAAGCCTCACACCCCGGTCAAGATGTGAGGCAAAACCCCAATTACGGAATGTAGTCGATAGCAACTACTTTTTTCTCATTGGAGCGGCCTGCGCCAAATGAGTGAACGCCACCAACCTGTTTAACGTTCTTTTTATCAGGACGTTTACTGATGTCAAAGTTGGTAATATCCGCATCACCAAAATGAACAGCAGTTTTTGTGTATACCGGTACACGCTTGGAACCAGCCGTAGCACCTGCACTAACTTTTTCATAAGCCACCCAGTTAAAACCAAGCCACATAGTACCGACAGCGCCATCATGTAGCATCTGGATTTTCATATGATCCGCATTGGTTAATGTGGTGTCATTTAGAAAATCATTCAACATGTCAGCGGTATAAGCGATAAATAACTCTTCGCCATTTTGCTCATCACATTCGTTTTTACGGAACAATGATTTAGCGTAAATGATCTGTTGTTTTAATGAGCCGAACTCAGGAGCAATAATTTGCTCTGATGGCAGATTCACAGTGGTTACGCTTGAGACACCTGCATCATTTACTACTTTACGGGTAACAGGTCCCACCAGAGCGTTATAAATCACGTCATCAATTTTACGTTCGCGAGCACTATGTAATAGCTGCATATATGGATCTGAAGGCTTAGCTTCCAGCTTGGCTTCATCGCGCGGTTCAATTGGAATGAATAGATCAAAGTCAGACATAAGTGCGGTACGTACACCTACATCTGGATGGGTCCACTCAGTGTCTCCAAAGCGCGCGCCTGATGGCTGCATTTCAACAGTGCCCATATCATTAATTGTGAATGACTCGCCCGTAATTTTGCCACGATATTTAACGGTTTTAAGCAAACGTGATAAACGCTGCTGTGAGGCAACTTCATAAGCATCATGATACTGCTGTACGAATGCCGCCGTGATTTTATTTTCATTAGCCATTGGCTATTTCCCCCTTACTTATATTGCTTCTGATAAGCCGCTGCTACCTCGGCATGGACGCGCGCATGGTCTGGGTGTGAATCATCCATATATGCTTCCGACTTCATCAATTCTTTAGGATCTACAACTCCATTCGGTTGGGTATTTGATGGAGGTAAATCTTCTTGTAGGTGCTGGCCATAGTAGGCAGCCAATTTAATGCCGAAGGTTGGAGAATCCACTTCATCCATGCTAAGGCCGGCTGCTTCAATCGCCTGTTTTGCCAAGCTGATATTGCTTTCAAAGGCTGTACCCCATTCCTCTTGAAGCTGCTCAATTTGCACAGTGTTATGCTCAACAAAAGCTTCAAGAACAGCATTCATTTGCTCGTTGGATACACCAAGGCTATGAGCTTTTTCCAGGAAGGCTTTATTGCTTTCAATTGATGAGAAAGCTTCAAGATCAAAACCATCAATAGCCACTTCATACCCATCAGCAGTTTCAGGAATATTTGCTTCAGGCTTGTTGTTTTCTTCAGTTTTAGTTTCCGGATTTTTCGGGTCCTGATTTTGTTGCTGCTCACCACTTGGATTAGTTTCAGTATTTGCCTGATTATTCTCTGGTGTTACATCTGGCGTTTGTGTTTGCTGATTCTGTTCTGTTGTCGTGGTATCTGTAGTAGCTGGTTGCTGCGCCTCAGTCATTGTTCTCTTCCTCGGAATAAGATGGATCGTTAGCCCTGTTGATCTGGTTAATGATGAAGTTGATAACGCTCTGCTGGCCTAGACGATGGCAAGTTTCGCGCTCTCCTCCTTTCTCATTAGGAACAAAGGCATCACGGCAAAACACAGAAGTTAAACTGTTTAAAACTCGCTGCCCGTTTGTATCTAAATCAAATACGATCTGAAAAGTTGCTGGTGTTGCTGGTCGCAACTTGCGAGTCTGAACAAAGTTTCCCTGCTGCTGGATTTCTTCATTTTCCTGCTCGGCTGCTGTATTCGATTGGGTAATTTCAGACAGGTGTTCACGGGTTTCTTTAAGTTCGCTTTCAAGCTTGGAGATTTTTTCTAGAGCCTTAATTTCAGCTACTGACTTGTGGCAATTAACAGCCTCTAAATCACACTTTTCTTTATGGCACTTCCACCAGCCGACCAGTGAAAGCAGCAAAGCAATAGTAAGTACCGTAGTAATTAAAATCATTGCATCGTCTCACTGGTTAATTGATTCTCTACGCCTTTCGCTAGTGCATTAGTCATCTGCTGAGTTGCTACAGCCTGTTGTTCTTGCATCGCTGCAGCTTGCTGCCGTTGGGCGCGTTGTTCACGAATTGCCTGAATAGCTTCAGGTGTACGAAGGATTGAAGGCGGTGTACCCAATCGAGCGCCAGATACTTGAGCTACTGCATCAAAATCAATATTGTCCAAGACAGATGGATCGTCTTTTGCTACCTGTCCAATTAGCAACAAGTGACGTTCAATAGCACTTACATCTTCAAGTTGTTGGGCGCGTGCCAGTGGTGAAGTAAACTTGAATGACATACTTCGGCCTTGCAGATCTTCAGGCGCTTCACCAATCCTTTTATCTTTACTGAAAACTCCTGAGCGATAAGCCAATCCGAAAGAACGTTCTAGTAACGGCTCAAGTAATTCAGACTGTGAACGGCCATATAGCGGACCTAACTGTTGCCGGATCAGATCAACACGCACATGTACCTCTGTAGCGGTCATATTTGGTCCGGATGCAGGTTGCAAAGCATCTGCCATAAGCTTTTTACGGATACTAGCCTGCAACCGATCTATCCCCTCATCTGATATTTGAATACTGTTACCGGCATCCAATCGCTTCAATGAATCCGTGGCTGCTGCGGTAATAATCTTTCCGCCTCCCAGCCGCACGGTTCTTGGGTTAAAAATACCGTCATCTGCGCCAATCCACATACCTAAAACACCAATTTCCAGACTACGTGTGTAGTCCCGAAGAATTTTATTAAGCTGCTTGGCATCTGGTAATGCAGTTGACATGGCACCAACACCATAAACGCTGCCAGGTATTTTTCTAAACCGGGGAACGGCACAAGGAAATTCGTCATAACCCGATTCCTTGAGCATGGTTTTAGTGTCTACCTCAACATGATATGTGGCGAAAGCTTTTTTCTTTGCCAGCAATGGCCTGCCATCGCGTGATGGCTTAAAGTCTGGCCGTGGCTCAATTGCAAATAAAACTTTAAATCGCTTATCCGGATTGTTTTTATAGGCATCTTTAACTGCATCACTAACCTTGTTTTGGCCATACTCACTGATTAGCGCGGATGCAGTCATCTCAAACTGCCGATAGATTGTATCTACAATGCCATCCTGACGAGTTGAAGCCAGATAGCATTCAGCAATAGGCCAAGTCTGGAATACATAGCCACCGTTGGCCTTGCGGTCAATATCCTCAAAAATTACCCCCCAGCCAGCTACAACATAGTCCAGGATCAGATCAAATATTTCTGAATCAAAATTAGCGCCGTGAATATTTGTCCAAATAAAATGACAGACTTTTTCTAGCCAGCGTTTTCCCTCTGTCATTTCCGATGCATCATCCAGTCCATCCGGAACAGCTTTAAACCAGATTGCATTCGCAGGAGTTGTACCGGAGATAAGACTTGAAACAAGTATTAATACTGCCTCTGAAGCAGTAGAATCCAGCAGCTCAGCTCGCTGATTATTACGTGTATTTGTAATATCACTGCCATCAAAAGCCTGCTGCCTTTCTGGTGCGCCGTACTGATAACATTCTTTCCAGTGCTTTTCTAAAGGCAACCGAACTGCTTTTAAATCTTGAAGGCGCTTACAAAGCTGAGCCACTTTTTCCATACTAGCCCCCTAAAGTAGTTTTCTTTTCAGTGTCTGATGCTGGCGCCAAGACCTCAGAAGCTTTGCGCTTACGCTTTTGAGCTGCAGCTACGTTTAACTCTTCTTGAGCCTTACGTTTTGCTTCAATATCAGCCGCTTCTGCATCAAAGCCTTTTGAATCAGCCTTGGTATCAGTAAGGCCGATTGCATCAGTCACCTTTGAAATAGCTTTACCAAAGAATCCGCCACACATTAGCGAACCTCCTTGGACCATCCATTAGGGGTAAGAACAGTTACGCGTCGCTCTTGGCCTGAAGGATCAGCATCATGCGCTTGAGTAGCTGAGCTTACAGTTGACGTAGATCCGCGCTTGAGCTGTGCATTTTCTTGTTCAAGCCGATCCATACGCTCCTTCATCTCGGCAAGAATTTCAGCCGTATTTTCCGGTACTACAGTGCTGCCAGTAGCCAGTGGTTTTTCACCTACATCCGCAACTTGGTTTAATGGCTGGTTATCATCTGGAATCACATCAACACTTTCCGCCTTGCCTTCTGGCGCTGTGTCATGGTTTTCATGAATTACTGGCTGAGCTGCCACATCAACAGTCTGTGTTTTAACTTCGGTTTCCTGTGCCTTGGTTGCACCAGGTGTTTTGATTGTACGAGTCATGATTAGCGCCTCAATTGTTAGTGTTCAAGGCTTAGTCTTGCTCGTCGTGAATCGGGGTTTGTTGGGTAATTGGAACAGCAGAATTTTTAAAGGCCCTACACTTTTTTGTGTAGTTAGATGTGAGTAATTTTGCTCATATCTATTTCCCCCATTGGGGGTAAAGTAATAACACCACGCTCTGCAAGCACCATATCTGGTCTTTGCTTATTTTTGCAGTATTTTCTACTCAACTTCCCTCAATGGTGAAAGTTGAAAATAAACAATCACTTAGTCCAAACAGATTTTTAGTGCATTAACCAGGCTTCGCGTTTTGGGAAGTGATAGCAAGGGCGCTCTGACTTATCCCTGGCTAGATAGGTGCCCCGAAAATTTGGGGCAGCCTTTAGGATCTTTGTAATCTCCAATAAATTTTGGAGATTGATTTTCGCCTAGAGCATATCCTCAAATTGAGGAAGGCTCAGATATGAGCTTTGCTAATATTGATTGATGCTCAAATATGAGCATCGGCACTGTAAGAGAATTTCGTAGTTAATTGCTACTGAGTTTGGTCAACGCAATTTTGCGCTTACCTTAGAAAACAATAAGTTAAGTTAACGTCAGAAGTGAAGAAAAGGTATGCCCAAAACTGGGAACACCTCTTTATTCATTGTCTTTAAAGGTTAATCCAGATTTGGATAACCACTATATGCCGATAATGAAACCTGAAGAATTAATTATCTAGGCGTACTGATCAGCAAACTTGGCAAATTTCTGTTTTTCAGAATCTTTATAAAAAGCATGTTGGATTTTAAGCAGATTGTCTTTTTTGAATAGAGCATTACCCTTGCTGCAAAAAGATCTGAGCTCATTAAGCTTTCGTTCAAAATCATTCAGTAAGCGAATGACCTTGCTAAAATGGTCATTGGACATACCAGCCGGATCACGTATATCACGGAATAAACGCTCAAACCACGCTTTAAGATCTTCTGCTTCATACCACCTAGAAACAACTTCATACCCATCAATACTGGTAACGAGTTCACGCTTAATCTCATTGATATACCCATTTCGGCCTACACCATTTCTCATGTATCGTTCGGCGGCCATTTCTGCCTTAGTTTTAGGTATTTCTCTGTAGATTGCTCCATTATTAGAAATTTCCGATCTAATACGGGCAACCATCCAGAAATCGATTAGATTACTTTCCTGAGTTAAGGACTGGATACTCTCTCTGATCTTTAAAAAGTTAAGGATGCCAGTTTCTTCAAGTACAGAATTAACTCTGGCTTTCAGCTCGTCCAGATTCTCATAAGCATGCTTTAAACGGTCATACTGTTCAGCATGAATACGCCGTTGATTCATTTCCTTTCTTTGTGTCTTGAACTCAACGCCAAAGAACTTTTCGCCACACTTGTTCCCAATAACTATCTCGTTTCCATCATTAAGACTTACAAGATAACCCCGGTTATGCTTTGTGCCACAGCTACTGATGCCGCATTTTATTTTCTCGGTAAAGTAATATTCTGCGATTAGTTGGTTTAATTTATCAGCCGCTTCTTTGTCTGTGGACATTTGAGCGATTTCAACAAAATTAGAACGGGTAGAAATTTCCTGCCAGTTTTGAATGAGTCTATATTGTTGGGTGGTCATATATACTTTTATCTTCCTTTTTTATCAGTTATTTAACTGAATATACTTCTATTCTTAGCCAATGTCATCAGGTAGATGACACCTATCTGGCGTCTAAAATTAACCAGTCTGGCATCTCATAAACGATCAAATAACTGATGACGAAGATGTACCATAAATCAGCCCAATCACTATGCGCCGTACCGGACAATATTTTGATGTAAACCGCAACTACGCAAATGAAGATAATCCACGTAAAGACGCTTAAAAACTTATCTTTTTTTATGATTTTGAAATACACCGCTCCTCCGATATAAACAACCACCAGTAGCAGAAGCGACGCAATAAGAATAAGAAGTTCAGTCATTGGCACCTCGCCACATCATCACAACAAAGCAGGCCATAAGAATAAGCATCACAAACCCAAGTAGAGTTGTTTTAAACTCTGCAAAAAGAATGACGTTACAGATTAGAAGCACTGCGGTTTCTTGTTGGAATCTAGTCATGCTCACCTCGAAGCAAATCGGGTGCAAAATGAATGAGGATTAGCACGTAAGGAATTGCATACAATCCGGCAAAACATGACCAAAAAATTTCACCATCAATCAACGCGCCAAAACTGATAAGCACAAGCATCAATATCTGAATTAGAGTAATTTTTACTAAGGTCATGACTTACCTCGCAAAGCCTTCAATTGCTCATATTCTTTTTTGGAGATAATTACTCTATCTTCCGTCCCAATGTAGAGTCGGTAATGCAACAGATCCGTAAAGCTTAAAATTGCAAAGAATGCATGGAATACCCCTACCCATAGCAATAAATATTTAATAGCCTCCATCATTTCCCTATCTCCTCATCCAACTGCTTAGCCAAATTGTCCAAGTCATCAATAAAATTTAACTGGCGGTCAATTGAATAGCGGTAAGTCAATTGCTCACCCACACGCGGTATACGTTTTAGACCAGTCTGATCCTGCCAGAGCATGATTAATTGCTCGCCGTTTTCATAAAAAGGTTTTACGCCAGCACTTGCCCAGGCTGAGACTGTTGACGATCCACTCACCTGTAAAAGTGAAGCTATTTTTTCATGTGAGAAATTCAGGTTTCGCAAGTCCAGGATCATCCTTGCAAAGTCAGGTAATTTGTACTGTCTACGTGCCTTTACGAACCGCTTTGCCTGCTTGTTTGCATCAAAGAAACGCGCGCGCGCGCGAGGAGAGTCTGAATACACTGTATTATCCACCCCAAAACCAAGCCCCAAGTTATCCATAATCCACCCTACCTATTTCTTAAAAGTTGTTTTCAGCATTACTGTCATTCTTTGCTAACACTTTCCTTTTGACCCCCTCTAATTCAGCGCTATTCGCTCGATTTGGCGTATTGACACGCCTTACCTTAACCAATGCACCACTTTCTAGGAGGTGAGCTGTAAAACGCTCCTGTGAGGCTTTACAGCAAGATAAAATTTATTGATCAGGAATGTTCATAGTCATGAAGCGACAAATATCTAAATGATCCATCACTCGAACTACTCCCTTTTTCCCATGCCGGTTTTTGGCAATAATGATTTCTGTAATACCGCTCGGCATTTCATCATCACTATTCACGATGGGATGGACCAATAAAATCTGATCCGCATCCTGTTCGATCTGGCCAGACTCTTTCAGGTCAGATGCCTTCGGACGTTTGCCCTTTTCAGATTCACGGTTGAGCTGTGCCAGTGCGATTACCGGACAATCAAACTCTTTCGCCATAGCCTTTAAATCACGACTAATCGAACTGACTTCCTGATAACGCTCTTTCTTGGTCGGGTCACGCACCAGTTGCAAGTAATCAATGATGATGCAGCCCAATTTCTTGTAGTTGCGTTTTGCCTTGCGTGCATAAGAGTGAATCTCTGCAATAGTTGGCTTCTGCTTGTCTTCAATGTGAATCGGCAGTTTGCTAAAGCGCTCCTGAGCATCAGCAAATTCTTTAATCATCCCGTCATACAGGTCGGCATTGTGGATGTTGTCGTATGGAATCTGGGTCAATGCGGAGACGCAGCGATTGGTGAATGTCTCTACATCCATTTCAGCAGATACAACCAGTACCGCTTCCCTGAATTGCATAGCAGTCTGAATCGCCGCCATTTGCGCCAGAGTGGATTTTCCAGAACCTGGTCGCCCACCGATTACACAAAAGTGTCCGTGCTGAATGGTACCCACTACGTTATCCAGATGAGGTAAGTTGAACTTAACACCCGTATATTGCTTGTTGGTTTTGGCCTCTGCTTTCTGGATTAGCTGTGCACCTGAGCGTTTTAATGCTTCCTCAAACGTAAAACTGGATTTCTCCAATTTTTCGCTAGATGTTGCCTTGTTCAGGATATTTTCAGCAGCGTTATGCACATCAGATACAGTTAAATCTCTAGCCACTTCCTGAATGCTTCGGCCCATGCTTTCGACTTCACGATGTGTTTTCAGCTTGTTGAGTTCAGCAACGTAAGATTCCAGGTTGTAAAAACTCGACGGTGCATCTGACATCAATGTCGACAGGTATTCAGAAGGACTTGCCCCAATAAGTGAACTTTTCTCATTTAGCTTCTGTTCAACGAATACCACATCGTACGGCTTGTTCTCACCAGCAAGATCAGTAATGGCCTTGTATATTTCTTGATGACGGTTTGCAAAGAAGCAATTTTCATCCAAATCATTCATCACGGTTTCAAGTGAGTTTTGAACTGTCATCAGCGCTGCAAGTACGGCCTGTTCAATTTGGATATTATGTAAATTTTTCATTACCAGTCCCCCGGTACAGGCACGCATTTAGACAGGTCTAATTCCTCAGTGTGCTCTCGAGCTGGCTTCTGTACGGAGTTTCCAGAAAGAGAAATAAACGAATCAGTCTTGGTGACATCCCTACAGATCAATTCAATATCCGTGTAACCGCCACCGACATGAAAATCTGATCTTGAGCAGTTGGTCACTGCAAGTTTCAATTCATCGACTGTGTACCCATCCTGAAGCCGCGCTAGGATTTTAGACTTGCGTTTGTTATCGAGCTTGACCCTATCGTTTTTTTGAAAAGTGGTTTTCCAAAAATCGAATACTTCCTGGATCTCTTGTTTGAAATCTCCACCTGATTTTTTTTCAGAAGGACGTTCGCCGTTAGGCGGACATATATTTTTATTTGGTTTGATGGTTTGTTGGTTAGATGGTTTAGGCTTTTTTTGGGATTCCAGTAGGTTATTTTGGGTTTCATCTGGGTTTTCTTGGCTTTCATTATTAAAGCCAGAATTATCCAAATCATTCCCAGAATTACCCTTTTTAGGTCTGCCGCCTTTCTTGCCATTTTCAGCCTGTTTTGCACAGAAAGCATGATACTTATCCAATTCTTCTTTGATGCGATTTTGGATATATTTCCCATTCTCATCACATGTAAAAAAGCGCTTGAGAACCAGTTTTACAGCCTCTATTTCTTCTTCACTTTCAGCCCATACCCAGTCAATAGCCTCTTCAAGAGTTGGAAAGGATTCATGGTCATAACAAGCATCAATGAGCAAGTTATACACCCCGTGCTGCAAGATATTTAATCTTCCAGCTTTTTTGTGGTAATCACCTATATTTCGCTCGTAGTAATGCATTACAACTTATCCTTTGCTCTAAGCCGATTTATTACTGCTTCTTCAAAACGATTGAGTAGTGCGTACTTCTCACCATTCAGTTCCAGGTCAGCCACAACCTCAGAAAAAGGCCATAAAGTTTTTTCAAAATCCTTTTGCACACCTAATGCTTTTTCAATATCTTTTCGTGCTTTTCGTTCTTCACAGAGCGCATCAGAATAAGCTTTATGGTCTAAGTCCCACTGGTCGATTACTGCATGCTCTTCGCTTGCAAAATCATCATCGTATGCTATGATTTCATCATTCATTTGGTTAGCTCCAATACAAAAACCGCGTCTGCGCCAACAGTGCGGTTTTATTTTGCCTGCAGGTTTAGTTCTGCCAGTTCTTTCAAAGATGGACACAAGTCCACAGCCTTAAATTTTCCTTTTGTGGCCTTTTGAGCCTGTATTGCCACTTTGTGTGACATTCCCCATCTATTGTTTAGATACGCATTAACTGTGGACTGAGAGACACCCAAAGCTTTTGCTGTCAATTCCTGTGTTCCAAAATAAGAAATCAGTTCTTCAAAGATATTTGGTTCCATATATCAGCCTCGAAATATCATTACCCAATAATATTAGGATACGAATATTTTAGCAAGTCAGTATTTGTATTTGCATAATTATTAGGTATCTAATATAATGCGCCTCAAATATAATCCAGGTACCACGACATGGACTTAGGTGAAAGGCTTAAACAAGCTAGAAAAAATGCAAAATTATCCCAAGTACAGCTCGCAGAAGCTGTGGGTATAAAACAATCAACTATTAGCCAGTTAGAGAAAGGCCTGATGCAATCATCAACCCATCTGCCTGCCTTAGCTAAGGCTCTCGGGGTAAATTCATATTGGTTGCAAACAGGAATGGAGAAGCCTGAAGCCAAGGAACCTGTTGAGCCGTCTACTTCCCTAACACCCAATCTTGCACCAGTAAAAGCTCGCATGGCTCCTGTTCTCTCATGGGTACAAGCCGGTAACTTTACTAATGTTCAAGCAGTAGACATGAGTGAGGTTTCCGAATGGTTACCCCTTCCTGAAGATGAATGCTCCAACTGTTTTTTTCTTAAAGTACAGGGATTAAGTAATTATCCCGACTTCATGGAAGGCGATTACATCGTAGTAAATCCTGATGCTTATTATAGTGATATGCAGTCAGGCGACATTATTGTAGTTCGTCGTGGGGAAGATGCTACGTTCAAAAAATTGGTAATCGAGACTGATGGAACCCGTTACTTACAGGCCCTTAATCCAGATTTTAAACCGAATGTTATTCAACTGGACGATCAGTGTCAGTTTGTTGGCCAAGTAGTAGATTGTGTTCGGTATGTATATCGAGCAAAATTAAGAACAAGAAAAAGTTAAAAGAAATAAAAGGCCGTTAGGCCTTTTTTTTTGCACAACCGCCAGTGGCGGACATGCTATTACACCTTGAATTTTTCACTCTACTCATGATTCTCAGAATTGAGCCCCCTATCTTGATCAATATTTATCAAATATTTGAATTAAATCTACATATCGATTTAAAAATGAATATTTTTTCAGTGATTTAAAAAATATTTAAAAAATACACTCGAAAAATATTCGGATACTATTGACTAAAATTATTCGGATGCTAATATTAAATTGTTTTCTAATGATAGAAACACAAAAGCCCCGGATAATTAATCCAGGGTCACTTTGCAAGTATTGAAGCTTTAAAACCGATCAAAATTTTTAGCCCAATACTTCATATTACTTAACTTAATTTATCAAGCTCTACCAATCTTGCCGGAGCAGTAGAGTTTATAAGGCGAAAGAATTATGAATCAAAACATTGATGTTAGTCAACCCCCTGCAATAGATGAGACCCGTGAAACAAAGGGTTTATCTGAAGCTCACAGTAATTGCATGGATATGTTTGATGCAGTTTCACTAGCTAAAACTGATCTTGAATGGTCTTTGTGCGGTCTAAGCACTCTGAAAATGAAATTGAATAAAATTAAAGAAAGCTCTCTTAAGGCTGGCATACACCCTTACTCTTTTAGAGATATTGATGTGTTTATGGAGATGCTTGAGTTCACTCTAGAGCATCGCTTTACATACTGGGAAGGTGAAACAGAGGATTACGAAGCTAAGTTAAATAAATTTGGAGTAGTAAAAAATGCCTAAATCTCCTCCTGAAAATAAAACCTACGATGCAGGTGATATGTATACAGCTTACTCACTTGCTGAGTGTGATATGCAATGGATGTTTAATGCAATCAGTGACCTGACTGAGCAAATCGAAAGACTTAGAGCAATGGCTGAGTCCGGTGAGCTCGATAGCAAGTACTATTTTGACCCCATAATTACTCGCTCAAATATGTATGAATATTTAGCTGAAGACCGCATGCGTCACCATCAAAGAGAAGCGGAAGTTTATAAAAATGAATGGGAAACCTTTAAGCGGAGCAACCAGTCATGAAAAAACCAGAACAGACAGGTGATATGTATACACCTTTAATTGCACGCGGTGAAAAAGAATTTGATGCAGGCGATCTTGTTGACACACATAACTTTGCTGCCGACCAGTTAAAAGATGCATTTGTTCTGCTTAGAAGTATTGAGGCCGAGCTTTCCAGCTCTGTTAAAACTGCTGGCTTAGATAAAACAAGGCTTTTTGAGGGTGTGTTCAGGCTTATCCGTATCTCCCTAGAAACTATAGAGGAGCATGCAGAAGTTCATCAGAAAGCGAGTGAATTGCACGAAAAAGAATGGAGGGGAAATGAGCAGCAATGAGAAGCACATCCTCCTCCCACCAGAAGTGGTACATGTAGCTTTTATTAATTGGCTGCTTCTGATTGGGTACCGGGCCAACATCGTCCCGGGTGGAATGGAATTTTATGCGGCTACCGTTAATAAACGGTTTCCGCGCAATGTGGTGATATTCGGCAACGGTAAGTTAAACAAGCCTGCCAGAATGTTGTTTAAAGAATTTGCTGAGCATTTGAAGGCTTAAATATGGGACAGATAATTAACCTAACCAAGTCATTGCTTCAGCGCCGTTCAGAAGAGGAGTTAGTCAAGTACGAGAAGTCTCATAACCAAAACAAAATCGCCCTAGGCATGCATCTGGCTTTTAAGGAAGTTTTAGAAAAAATGCCTACTTTTACAGAAAACCTGATAGAGAAACCGGAAAATGACTAATTATTTTACTTCTGAAGATTTAAATAACCCAGAAACTACAGTGGAGCAAATCTACCACTATTTGACAATCCTTCTTGAGAATGGTGAAGAACCCACTGTTCTGGAAACTATGGCTATTGAATATCTGATGCTTAAAAATCCTAAAATTGCGGAGCATTTCAATGAAATATTATCCCCGTTCAGCCGTGAATTTTCAGAAGCTATGGATAAATATAAAACCCTGGTTGAACAAAATCATGGTGAAGAGTCCGAAGAAGCTGTAGAGCAATTTATGCTTGCAATGCGTCTTGCACCTAAATGGTTTATTGATGAAAGCTTCGAAAAAGCACAAGAAATGGGCCTTTTACCGAAGTTCACTCACTGCAATGAAAAAGGTGAACCTGTTCTGACTTCAACAGAAATGGCTGAATTTTATGGAGTTCCGGAAACTGAAATTCTTGAAAAAGTGGAAACGATGACACAAAAATGGAAAGACGAGGCTTTGCCAAGTATTCCTGAATGTGATCCTGAGAAAATTCATAAATTTCACTAAGGGGGAACCATGGAACAAGTGAGATTAGTAACAATCCAGGAATCTGAATTACGAGAGCTGATCCGGCAGGAAGCAGCTCAAGCAATTAACGATGCACTGGCTAATCAAAGTGATGAACTGTTAAGAATTAACGAATTATGCCGTAAGATTCCAGGCTTAACCCGATACCGCTTTGATAAGCTCAAAACAGAAGCCAAGTTAAAGAATGTTCGTGGTAAATATTCTTTAAAATCAGTTAAAGCCGCGATGCAATCTCAGTCGCGGTAG